AATTTCTATGGTATGCTTCCCTTTGTTGAATGTTTCAGAGAGGGCAGACCAGAATATGCTTATTTAGACACAGAGCCTGTTAATGATGTTATTAAAACTAATACTGTTGTTAATGTGGCTGAAACAAATAAAAGTGCTAACATACACTTCCAATCATTTGGTTATATCTATGCTAATGGTAGTCAGATAGATAAAAAGGATCTACAAATAGGTCAAGACCAAATATATTATCTAGGTGTTGATGGTACTTTAAATGTAACATCTCCTCCTAATTCAGTACCTGCACTTACAGATAGTATTAAAGAAAGTTACAAGATGTTAGCACAAAACTATCATTTACCTACATCATTTGCAGATGGTACAACAGCAGAATCAGGAGTTGCATTGAGGTTGCGTAATCAGGAGTTGCAAGATGATAAGAAGTCAGATATAGTTAAGTGGAATGATGTTGAGAAGAACATATTTGATGTAGAACGCCAAGTATTAACTACTGAATTAATGATAGATGCAGGAGAATTAGAGTCAGTTGATTTTGGTGAAACAGCAGATATATTGTCAGCACAGGAACAGCGTGATCAATGGGAATGGGAGTTGTCCAAAGGTATTATAGATACTGCTGATATATTGATGAAGATGGATTCAGATAGATTCCCAGAACGCAAAGATGCTATGGAATATTTGGAAGAACGCAATCAGGTAACTGAAACGCCTACTGCATCACCACTACTTGAAGCCTTAACTACTCCTGCATAATGGCTAATCAGCAATTCATCAAGCAACAGACAGAACAATTAGCAAAGCGATTAGGTGTTGCACAGGAAGAAATTGTTGATACAATAAGCCAACTAACCAAAGGCAAATCAAACAAACAGGTTGTTGCAATCATAAATGATCTTGATATGGACAAGATTATTAACATGAAAACAGCAGGTATTTTATCTGGATATATCGCAGCACAAAGAGATATATTATTATCAAAGCAATTCTTTGCTCCTATTACAGAAGCAGAATTACAAGCATTATTGGTAGCATCAGAGCAATATTTTGGTGCTAATCTTATTGGTATGGGTGGTGTTATCAAGCAACAAGTATTATCTGGTATTATTAATGATAGAACAGTAGATGAGATTGTGGGATTGATTGGTAAACAGGGATATGCTTCTCATAGTTTAAATAGAATAATCAATGATGGTATGAACAATTATAGCAGGGCAGTATCTTCATATATGATGGACGAAGCACCTGCTAATACTAAATTTGTTTATATAGGCCCTGCTGATGAAAAGACAAGAGATTTCTGTTTAGAATTAATGTCAGCAGGAGAATTGACAAGGAAACAGATCCGAGAAAAAGGGTGGACATCATCACTAACAGAGGGTGGTGGTGTTAATTGCAGGCATAATTGGGAATTAGCAGCAACCAAAGTCAAGACAGAATTTCACAATCAGGAAACAGCACAGGGGATATTAAATGAAAGTGCTTGATAAAAAGTTTTTTTTAGGACTTGCACCCAATGTTGTGAACTTATATAGGAAACACACATTTGACAAAGCGAAAGATATTAAGGACAAAAAATTTAAAAAGTATTCAAAAGAATATGGAGAATTAAAAAGAGCAGGTAAATTAAAAAGACAATCAACAGCATTTGCTAATACTACTGCTCCTGTTGCATCAGGTGATTTATATAGAGATTTTAAAGTAATAAAGGTTAAATCATCAGGGTTCTCATTTGGAACAGTATCAGAGGGTGGTAAGGTCGAAGCATTGAAGAAGATGGGGAGAGTTATGTACACATCAAAAGACCCTGTACCAAGACATATAGATGATTTCGTAGAAAAAGAAGTAGCAGAATATGCTGATAAACAATTAGGTAAAATTAAGATAGATGATATTAATTTAGATATTAAGGGATAACTGAAAAATAAATAAGGTTATTTTAGTGATGTAAATCACATATCTTATTCCAACTTATAACACTCACAAAAGAGGAGATAAAATGTCAGAAGAAAGCAAGACAAATCAAGTTGAGGAAACCAACGCAACAAACCCTAGCACAGATGCTAGTAAAAACAATGATATTCCATATAGCAGATTTCAAGAAGTTAATACACAAAAGAAAGAACTTCAAGATCAAGTTGCTAAAATGCAGGAACAATTAAACACGATTGATGCAGAAAACAAAGTAAAAAGAGAAGAGCGGATGAAGAAGAATGAAGATTATACCACTCTTATTGCTGAAAAAGATGCAGAAATAGAGAAATTGTCTGGATTCAAGACACAATGGAATGATTATGAAACAAGTCGCAGAGATGCGTTACAATCGAAACTGCCTGAAAATAAGCAGAAATTTGTTTCATCTATGTCCTTACAAGATTTAGAAGAATTTGTAGATATTGAATCTACCAATCTAAATAAAGGTACAGGTATGGATTCATCAAGAGTTGGTGCAAAAGCACAAGATTCTGGTGAATTTGGTGGTTATTCATCTATGCAAGAGTTCGCAATGCGAGATCCAAAAGGTTGTGAAACTTATTTAGAGAATAACACAAAAGGTTATATTAAATAAATCAACCCTACTCAAAGGCATTTGCAGTTGCGAGAGGGTAAAAATATAGAGGTATTACGATGGCGAATACAGATGTCGGTGTTGCAGCAGGTGGTTTAGGGAAAAGCATTGCAGCAGCAATAGTTCAATTTAACAAAGCAGCGGTTACACCAAGTACAGTTTCAATGGCTCCTGCGGCAGTAGGATCTAATGTAGTTCAATTTCCTGTTTATGCAAAATTAGGTGTTTCTGATGTTACTAATGAAGCAACAGGTGATGAAGATACAGAAGTAGCAGCAACAAGTATCACAACTGCTGCGACTAATGTGGAAGTATTAAGAAACCACATTAATGCAAGAGTTACTGATTTAGCAGCACATGGTAACAATGATGCTTTAATGGTAAATGCAGGACAAGTTCTTGGTAATGCAGTAGCAGCAGAATTTGATGCTAATATATGTGCATTGTATGATGGATTCGCAACAAGCAAAGGTACTGATGATTCTTTGAGATTCATTGATATTATGGATGCTGTTGCTTCTCTTGAAACAAATGATGCTCCAAGACCTTATAGTGCAGTATTACACCCACAACAAATGTATGGTTCATTTGGTTTATCAAATGAGTTAGCATTAACAGCAACATCTTCGAGTGTTGGTGCTTTTGCACATGGTGGTGCAATATCTGTTGGTGAGCAATTCTATAAAGCAGGTTTTGTAACATCTCTTGCAGGTATTGATTTCTTCACTTCACCACAAGTTATTGATGGTTCAACAGGAAGAAAAAAAGGTGCTATTTATAGTAAAACTGCTATTGGTGCAGGTTACATTGATTTTGGTGGTGGTAACTTTATCCAATTAGAAACTGAAAGGAATGCACTTGGTGCTTCTACAAATCTTGTAGCCAATGGCTATTGGGCAGTTAGCGAGTTAGTTGATCTTCATGGTGTAGAAATACATACAGAAATATCTTAATTGATATAGTGGTCAGTCAGTATTGGGAGGGATTCATTTCCCTCCCTTTACAAAAGGGAATCATGGAAAATAAAAAAGACATTGGAAATTTAAATAATAAAGATTTTGGGGTAGAATTAGATCCAAGCAATAAATTGAAACTTATTGAAGATGATAAAAAAGGGCAAAAGGCATATTATAATGGTAAGCCAATGAAATATATGGACTATATGCAAGAGGTAAGTGATAGAGTTGATAGGAATAAAAAAGGCAAAGGTGCAGATAATATCGGCATATTTAGTGGGGTGAATTTTGATGAAAATGGTAATATTATATAAAGGGAGTAATTAAGAATGGCTGAAAAGAAAAAGACAACTAAAAAAGAAGCACCAAAGAAATCTGGTGTATTTAAGATTACTAAAAGTAATGGTAATGTAATTGAAAGAGCAGATGTTTCAGGAAACATTAGATCAACCTATGAAGCAAAAGGTTGGAAAGTCGAGGAGGTATAATGTCAAGTGGAAATTATAATTTATTAGAGGTTACACCAACAATTAATACTGATGAGTATGCTGTTGGGGATTGCTTGTTTGTATCAACAGAGATTGAGGGATTTTTTAGAGGTGATAATGATGCTGCTGAAATAAAAAGTGTAACAATTATAGATAGAAGTAGTGATGAACCTGATATGTCTATTTATTTAACAACAGATTCAACAACTTTGGGTGCAATAAATGCTACTGCTGACGCTGCTGATACTGTTGTTGATGGTGTTCAATGTATTATCCCAATAGTTACTGCTGATTATTTAGGTGGTGCAGATCATACTGACACAGCAAGTGTTGCTTGTATTACAGACCCTGCTAATGATGGTATTGGTTGTATAGTTAAGGGTGAAAATAGCAGAAGTTTATATATATGTGCAATATTACAACAAGCAGTTGAAACATTTGCAGTAGGTGATTTAACTTTTAAAATTGGGGTTAAATATCTATAAATGTCATTATTAGACAGAATCAAACATCATGAGGGATTCAGGTCCAAAGTGTATAAATGCACAGAGGGTTATGATACTATTGGTTATGGTTTTGCTATTAAGGATTTGGAATTAGATGAAGATATATCAGAGATGATTCTGATGCAAAAGTTAGATAATCTAATGACAAGAATAGGCAAGACATTTGTTTGGTGGCGTTCTGCTGATAGTACAGTAAAAGATGTTGTAGTTGAAATGTGTTATCAGTTAGGTGTTTCAGGGTTCAGTAAATTCAAAAAGACTATTGATCATTTAGAAAATAAGCGATATGGTAAAGCAGCAGTAGAAATGCTTGATAGTAAATGGGCAAGACAGACACCGAATAGAGCATTAGAGTTGTCTAATCTAATTAAGAATTTAGAGTAAGATGAATGGATCCGATACAGATATTAGAACAATTCGGTTTTCCTATTTTAATCTCACTTGCATTAGGGTATTTTCTTTGGAAACAGCAGAATTGGATTCAGAATGAATTAATTGATGATTTAGAGGAAAGATTTAAAAGGTTAGAGGGCATTATAATAACCCTGATAAATCAACAGAAGAAGATGCAAATCGAGTTAAGAGGAATTATGAAGAAGTATGAAGCATTGGTAGAAATAATAGATAAACTAATATTAAGAAACGAAAAGGATAAGAAATGAAAAAACTAACTGATTTTTTAAAAGGCTTTGCTATTGATTATGTAATTAAATACTTAACAAATAACAAAGATGAAGTGGTAGCAAAATTAAATAAAGAAATTGATCTACCAATACTATCAGAAAAACAAGAAAAAGATTTACTTGATGCTATCTATGATACAACATTAACAGTAGTTAAAGGCATAAAATAGATGATTCCTGCCCTTATCGCAAAGCAAGTGCTACCATTAGTCAAGAAGCCTATAAAGAATTGGTTATTGAAGCATTTTAAAGGCATTGAAAAGATTTCATATTTAGTAGATTATATGGAAAAGCCTAATGAAGCAGATAAGAAGATCGAGGAATTGGTTAAAGAGAATATTATATTGGAATCAAAAATCAAAAATATGCGTAATGAGGTTAATGAATTGAAATTAGATTTTCAAAAATGGAAGAAGAATGCCTAAACCATTATTAATAACAGATTATGTAGATGAGGATCTAAAACTTGTCAGAGATGATGATGGTACAGATACTGCTTTACAATTATCCAAAGATAAATTAAAGATTGTTGGTGATTTAGATGTTACAGGCACTATTGATTCTCTTGCTGTAAATGAAGATGCAAAGATAAATTCTAAAAGAAAACTTTATCTTGATGGAGGTGGTGATACTTATATATCGGAATCATTAGATGATGTAGTTTCTATTGTCGCAGGTGATGTTACAATGCTTACTTTGAAAGAAAGTGGTGCTTCTACAAGAGTAACAATGTCTGGTGATGTTAGATTAGAAGATTATGATGATACTACTTATTCAGCAACAGATAGTACATCAGTTCAAACAAAAGCACAAATTGATGCTGCTATTGATGATGCAAAAGTAATATATAGCACAGAAGTATCAATAAATGCGTTGCAGATGGGTATTTTACATTCAACTGAACAAGTATTAGTAGCAGCACAAGGTTCAGGGAAGGTCATTCTCCCTACAAGTGTAACTTGTTTTGTTGATAGGAATGCTTCGACAGCACAAGCAAATTCTGCGTGTGATTTATTCGTAGGTTATGATGGTAGTACATCTTCAACAGAAGTTTGTTATTATGCAAGAAGATTTATGTATAACGAAGGTGGAGATAGAATTATAGGATTGGATAGATATGGTAATGAATGGGGTCAAAGTTTAACAGCAGGAGATAATCAACCATTGACAGTAAAACTTGATGCAGGAATCACAGTAGGTAGCATTGATGCAATGAAAGTAGTAACAACATACCATGTATATGATAATAGTTAGGGATAATTATGCCGATAAATAAAATAGATTTACCTGAATGGGCAGGAGATGATTGGGTTGCAAAAGAAAAGTTTAAAGAAGAAAATGAACAAATGATCATAGTAGCAATTAAAAAAATTAATGAAATAATTGATGAGGTAAATAAATAATGTCAGGATTAACAGGAAAAAGTATAGCGAGTGCATATAAATCTATTTTAAGAGTTGATGATGATACTAATGGTATAGATGCAACAGCAGAAGTAATAACAGATGGAGAAGGAACTAAATCTGCACTATCATTATCAGATGATATTGTAATGATAAGACCAAATGTTCATGATACAACATTAGCATTTGGTGTAAGAGCAAAAGGTGGAACAACATTATTACAGGTAGATTCTACCAATAGTGTAGTAAAAGCAGGTGTAGGACAATTTAATGTCTTAACTCAATATGCTCATTTTGGTATAGATTATACAGGTTCGGCATCATATGTAGCAGATACTCATTATCCAATACTTTTTGGAAATCAAGCATCAAATTCTGCAACTTCTGCCGTAGATT